AAAAAAGCCCCCGAAGGGGCATTATATTAAGTATTCGACCAACCGTATTGACCGCCGCGAGGGTGAACCGTAAAGATACATTTTGCCTCTGCACCGGGCGCAGTATCAATTGTGAATTGAGAAACGCGACCATTAAAGGCATAAGCTATAGTCGTGGCAGCATCAACCGCAGCAACCACAAAAGTACGATCTACAGTGCCGCTATACGCATCTGAACGAATTTGCAATAAAGCAGCATCTGACGGATTCCATGCAGCCGTAATTGATAGCGACGTAGGCGCAGATTGCACAGGTATTTTGTCAGATTGACGCGAACCAGCTACAGCAAAATTTGCAACCGCATCATCCTGACCAAATGCCGGTACTGCCTCAACGGGAACAAGCACACCATTTACACCTGTACCATTTGCACTGGTTCCGACAATTGCCGCAACTTGACCCGTCCAAACAGATAAATTAGCTGTTGATAATGGTGTTGGTGTTGCCGATGATTGCATCCACAATGATGCGCTAAAACCGGGCAATACTTTATTAGGAGCCGCCATGATTATCCCTTAATTAGACGTTGTTTGACCAACCATACTGACCACCACGCGGGTGAATAGTAAACATACATTTTGCCTCTGCACCCGGTGCTGAATCAATATCAAATTGACTTACGCGACCATTAAAAGCGTAATAAATAATGTTTGTTCCATCAGTGGCAGAAATAACAAAAGTTCTATCTGTAACGCCATTATATGCATCACCACGCATTAACAACAAATTAGTATCCGATGGATTCCATGCCGCTGTAATTGACATACTTGTTGGTGCTGATTGTGTCGGAATTTTATCCGATTGACGTGAGCCAGCAACCGAAAAATTTGCAACTGCATCATCTTGACCAAATGCGGGAATTGCTTCAACAGGCAATAAATTACCGATAACCGCAATAGGTGAAACGCTTGCAAGCGTAGCCAATTGAGTTGTTGTTAGGGGCGTTGGTGTTGTAGTAGGTTGGCAATATAGGCTTGCCGAAAATCCGGGTAATACTTTATTTGGGAGTGCCATTTTTTTATTCCTCGAAAAAGTTAAAAATCTATTTTATGTCGGAATATCCATAGTGCAATCAAGATAAATAGAATGTAAGCCAATATTGTTATCGAATGTATTGTATAAAAAATCAATATCAATCTTGCTTACATAAAAACCACTTACCCCACCAAACTGCCCTGAGTATCCATGCAAAGCCTGTATTATCGTGTTTGCAATGCTAAATGCATCCTGTAATGTTCCAGCATAAATATTGGTTTGAAATACTGGTCTATCTATACCTTTTACAGATTGTGTTGTACCTGTATAAACAGGTTGATGCACATTCCGCAAATTCCACGTTATAAATTTTTGTTGTGATGCAAAGTTTCTATTAAATGAACCATAAACAGGTACAGGCGAAACAGTAGATGTTAGTTGCGCTTGTATTGCTAAAGCATAATCACTAACATTATTTTGTCCAGCCATTATTAAACCTGTGTCGATGGATCATTGTGATAGCACAAAAATGTTACTTTCATCCGATCATTTGATTCTATTGCACTATCAATTCGCCAATCATGATTGCGCCAAATAATAGAATACAAATTTTGATTATCATACATATCGCGGGTATATGGCGTGAAATTAAAAGTTAAATTAATTAAGCCAGTATAAACTCGATATTTATCAGTAATTCTTAATTCGTTTTTTACTTCGCGAACTTCAGCTTTACTTTGAAATTTTAAAGTTTTTGTTGTTACCGTATCGCCATAAGCCGAAGTAGTAAACCCCAATGTATAAACTTGTGCTTCTTCGTATCTTGCTATTCCCATTTACATCACCAATGGTTTGTACGGACGCAATAAAGTATCAATACCAAGTGGTATGCGTTTCATATCTGTTGAAGTTACTTCACTACGATTATTATACAAATGCGTAAACCAAAGCAAACCAGCTTGTTTAATAACTGGATAAGTAGCAAATGGTGAAACAGCAAGCGTATAAGTAACTATTACAGGCGATGTCATTTGCGGATTAATGTCACTTGGCAAATCTGTGCAAATTACTTTGCGACCTGTTGGATCATAATAATACGCATTAGGAGAAACAGTAGTTAATACAGTAGGCGTTGAATCGTTGTAATACTTAACCGAATCAATTGTTACACCACCTTGCGAAGTTTCAGGCAAATCTAATGATAACGGCGAACCATATAAAGCAGAAGTGCCATAATAAGATTTGTATTGAACCGCAACAATTGGAGCACCTAAATAATCTTCAATTGCCATGCGAATGGCAAGTTCTAGAGATGTTAAATATGTATCCTGACTTGTGTCTGAATACAAATTTAATTGTTCTCGAATTTCGGAAAGTGTTAACCAACCCGTCGTAACATTACGATTAGTCTGCTCAAACCAATCATAATTAAAAGGGTTGCGCGTAGGCGCAAGCGCAACAAATCCTAATCCTGTTTCTTGAACTGACATAATGTTTAAGCAGTAGCAATTAAACGAACACCTGCAAATGGATCACGCACAGTCGATACCATACGCTTTTCAGCAAACATGGTTATAAAACCGGGCGCACTTTGTTCCATTGCTTGTACTGTCATTTCTTCAACATCAGCAATAGTTAAAAACTTTGACCAATCAGCAAGGTAAATTGAAATGTTACCTGTAGAAGTCCAAGGATCAAGGTAAGGGTTTGGAATTACTGACCAACCAAATACATTAACAACTGAACCGCCGTTATTTGTGCCTGTTTCCATAAAGTATGGAACATTGCCAGAAGAAACTGCTTTAGTTAAAACGTCAATCGCAGTTGGGTGCATCATCCATGCAGTTGTTGGTGAATTCCAATATTGACCCGGTAACGCTAAACGCATTTCGGATAATGTGGATTTACTTAAACCGCCAACTGTTGCGCCAACTGTGGCAATAGTATGCCGCCCATTAGTAATTGCTGTGCCGCTTGAGCCAAATGCAGATACAGCACCAGCCGCGCCGGGATAGCTATTCAGACCACGCAAGCCATAAATGCCGCCTGTGCTGGTTGTAGTGCTTCCTGATTGATCATTATTTAAACCCATTGACGCGCCTTCCAACTGCGCGAATTCCATCATCAAATCCTCAATGAGTTCGTTATTTAGTCCGTTTACATCCGATAAAACTGCTGTTCGAATCGGCATTTGCGCTGTAATTACTCGCGTAGGCAATTGCCAAATGCTTGTATTTATATTTGGCGAACCGCTATTAGGAGTAAAAACATAACCCCAAGGGTTTGTAGAATTAGCAGCATTACCTGTTTTCGCAACAAATTGAATGTCTGACATATTCGCAGTTTTAATTTGACGCGAACCCATGCGAAATGGGTTTGCATATCGAAACGCTGCAAATACATCATCGAAGAAAGTTTGACCACCAACACCCGACCCACTGCCTGTAAGCGCAGATGCTTCGCGCAAATCAATAGTGATTCTGTCGCCAGTTTCTAGCGTCTGCTTAATACTTGAGAGGATTTTTTCGTTGGCTTTCATTTTTTTCCATTCCTAAATTCAGCAAAAAACCCCGACAGCACACGCCATCGGGGAAGCCGCGCTATTAGGTTGATGTTCCTGTTGAACGATAACGCACACCAGCAAACGGATTGACAACCGAAGTCGCCAAACGCTTTTCACCAAAGAAAGTGATAAAGCCGGGTAGAGTTTGATCGTAACGACGCAGAACCATCGACAAACGATCAGCAATGGTATGGAAACGTGTCCAATCCGCAAAGTACATAGGATAAAGACTGTTTGTACCAGCCGCACCAGTAGTCAATTGTGATGGTGTGTCAAGATACTTATTGACGATAACATCAAAACCAAGCAACGTACCAACAATGCCATCAGTGCGAGCAAGACCATCAATATAGATTGGGCGTTTCTGATCATCAGTCAATCCACGAATCTGCTGTAGCAGAACCGGGTTAATCATAAATTTAGCGTCTGGTGTCCAGTATTCCTGTGGCAGCGAATAAACTAGATTCACAACATCTTTATATGTGATATTGCCAGCACCCACTGTATTAGCATTGGTTGTTAGCTGATCATACGTAGCCAACGAATGCAAACCTGATGTGCTACCTGTGCCGCTGTTACCAAATGCCGCAGTCGTTACAGAACCACCTGCATAAGTAGTTGCTTGACCTGCATATTGATCCAAACCACGCAAACCATCAGTGCCGCCGTAAGTGCCTGAAGTTTGATCGCTATTTTGAATCATCGACAATGCTTCAGCTTGCGAGAATTCCAGCAACATATCAGAAACAACATTTGCTTCTAAACCGTCGATGTCGTCAAGCGCAGCAGTACGAATTGGAAATTGTACATTCAAATCTTGCAGAACCAATTGCCAAATATTTGTGTTTTCAGTTGTTGCTGATCCGTTGTTTTGAATCGTATAGCCCCAACCAGCACCAGCATTACCAACTTTGGCGCGGAACTGATACGAAGAACCATCAGTTGCAACTTGACGCGAGATTTGACGCATTGGATTAGCAAGACGCAATGGAGCAAATACTGGATCGTAAGCTGTGCGACCACCTTGATTGTTACCGCCGCCTGTCAATGCTGATGCTTCCTTCATGTATGCATCATATTCGCCAGCATCTTCAAATAGTTTTACTTCCTTTTCCATGCGGGAATTAGATTTGTAAAATTGTGACAGTGATTCTTTCATGCGACGATTAACGTCAACTTGAATGCCTTTATTT